TCAGTCGTAATCTTATCTATTAACTCATTAATATCATATTCTGGCGCTGGTTGTTCATCAGCAACACTACAAGCACCGCCCATCCAATCTTTATCCCCACATTTTAAACATCTTTCACCGCATCTATCCCATTTGTGTTGATATGTCTGCGCTGGTTGTTCTAGTGCTTCTTTGCAAGCGTTGATTGCAGGAATTAACTTTGTTGGAGTATCAAGTTTTAATATTGACTTTGGCACTCCCAACTTTGCTAACCCTTCAAAAAACTCATTTAATGATTTGTCAGCAGTTTCCAACGCTTCAATCGCCATCTTTAAAGCGTTCGCTGTAGAAACAGCTCCTGTTCTATCTTTATTCATCTTAGCACTCTCCTTTGCCTTAACTTTTGATACGACCTTGCATGCTTGTCACTCCTGCGAATCATACGCATCCTTGCTTTAAAGCTGAATATCTTTCTTGGAATTTTATAATATGTATAGAGTATCAAAATAAAGCATTATCCCAATCAGGATGGTCTTTTGGTAACTGTGGTGTTTGAGGAGGATAAGGCAAAGCTCCCTCGGCAGGGTACGACACGAACCTTACCACTTCGCCTTCCTCGTCATAAAACGCCCACTTAAACATCATCGTATTCATTTATCCTAAATGCGTTAATTGCCCAAACACAGAATATGATACCAATAAACATCCCCAATAGGAAGCTAAAACTATAACAAAGTACATAACTAATCAATTCTTGCAAAGTTTCCATATATTTCTTTCCTCATTTTTTTTGAAAAATCAATTGCATCGTCAATTTCTTTAAAATACTTATTTACAACAGTTGTTCCATTTTTATACATAACTACTCTCCATAGCTTACTTGTTGTATGAAGAGATATATTTTTATGTCCAGACTTATTTCTTTTGCTTACTTTTGTATTATGTCTGTTTTGAGTTCTAGTTGCTTCTCTTAAATTACAAATTCTATTATCTGATTTATTTCCATTAATATGGTCAATTTCTTTTTCAGGCATAAATCCATACATATATAGCCATGCCAATCTATGTAAATAATACTTTTTATACTGAATAGAAATTTGCATATACCCGTTTTTTCCTACATACTTAGGAATCCGACCATTTTTTCTTACGAAAATACCAGTATCGGGGTTATATGTAATAATAGACTTTAAATATTCTTGAGTAATCATAGTGTGTCCTTATTCGACTGTGAGTGAGTATGTCGGCTATCAGGTGGAATAAGCACCATCAACTTGCGTGGACTCCTCCAACCGACAATATAATGCTAACATAATTTACATAAAAAGTCAATATTACCACTCCAAAAATTCAGGAACTTGTGTATCTAACTCATGTGGATGTTTGCACCCAGTACATCTTTTATCTAGGTGCTTTTTATCATAGTGACATTCTCGTGTAAACACAAACTCCCATCTAACGCCTTTGCTTTCCACAAAGTCATGCTTGCATCTATCAGAAGATATATCACTATGACAACTGTATTTCATAAGTCCTCAATGCTAATTAATAGTGATGTAGGAAATTCCATATTATCGTCAGGCATGTAACTATTTCCAACCAGGTCATATGGCGTTTCTCTGCGATTGATGTAATTTTGCGGGTGCAATAAATACTTTGTTCCCATATCTTCTTTAACAACTTCAATACGTTCATATAATTCTGCCAATTTTTGTGGATCTGCTGTCAACATGATGCTCTCCTAAAAAATTGGGTACTTTTAAGGTTACATAGATGTGACGAGCATCTATCTTAATTTCCCCACTCTAACTGTCGTGTAAAAAAGTTAGAAAAAATGTATATACAAAGTATATACGCTTACTAGAAAGGAATATCTTCCTCTAGTTCATCTGCAGTCTGTGGCTGATAGCCATTAGACTTAGCATTCTCTTGTGCAGGTCTTACATATGTATCTGCACTCACAACAATACGCACTGTGTCGTTATAGTTCCAACCAGCGATTGATACTTTACCGCCTGTTGCAACGATAGCGTCAATAGTAGCATCGTCTAGTTGCACATTGCTACGATAGTCAGGCGCTTTCTCAGACTTCTTTTCCTTTACCTTATTTAAGAATCCTGAGTTGTAATATATTTTGTCAGCCATTATTTCTTCTCCTTAAATGCTTTCAGTGTACTACGAGTTTTAGAATCAAGCAAAGCCCAAATAGCAACTTTCTCATCATTGTCTAATGTTTCCATGTTACTGCAGGCTGTAGCTACATCACCTGATTTAACAAGATCAGTAACATCTTCAGCAAACTGTGCAATTAGCTCTTTTTCAGCAGCATTAAAATTATCTAATGCGCCAGCAGTAGGTGTGATTGATTGTGTGGGTGCATGAACATTTTTTTGCTGATATATAGCGTTAGCTACCTCATCTGCTGATGCAAACTCAGTACCTCCTAATCCTAAACAAGCTAAAGCACGACCAATAGCTGATGTTTCAGCATTCTCTACATAGCTAGTACGATTGATTTGGCTTGCGGATCTAAGTTCATGCCCATGCCCTGTAGCTACAATCTTGCTATCAGGATTAATGATTTGAGCTTTCATCAATACTTGCTCATCATCTATTTTCACAACTTCGGTCATAATTGACCATCCCTTATAAACAACAGACTCACGAAACTCTTGCACACGCTTGGCAACGGTCTTGTATTCCTTGCCATGTATGTTTACAAAACCTTCTTTGCTCATTCTATGCTCTCCATTCTATCTCTTAATACTAATTTAAGCGTTTCTTCCATCTCAAGCGCTTTAATAATTTTAGACACATCAACTGTTTTGTTTACCCACATACCATCTTCGTGTACTGGCAAACTTGCTGTTGCGTTTGATATATCAATATCAATGTATTCTGTTTCAATGTCGCCTAAATATACAGATGTTACATCTAAATCGTATTCTGTGATCAATTCAAGGCCATTTACATTTAAAATCGTTATCATAATATTACTCCTAAAAATAATCCTACTACAAAACAGACAAAGCAATACATAGCCACATCACTCCGCTTTATCATCTTTCTGTGTCTGGGCGGACAATACATCTTTATCTCCTTTTATCATCCAAGTGCGCTTTCCAATCTTAATTGCTTCTAATTTTCCAACAGTACATAGATGTCTAATCCACTGCTCTGACTTGCCTGTTAGCTTTGCTACTTCTGATACTGACATTATATTCATTCGTCTTGCTCCAGTTTAATTTTGCCTAATAATGCACCACCAGCATCTTTGTCATGGTATATCCTATATTCTATTTGCCCATTTGTGCTAGTTCTATACACATACAAATACTGTGGTTCTTTAGGTTGTGGCTTGATGCGGTATTCAAGATTTGTTGAATCCCAATTAGGACTAGTTACTGTTTGCCATATGCCAAAAGGTTCAGCCATATAACACCATTCAATCTCAGCACCATTTGCCCACGCAATAATTTCTTTTGCCCATTTATGTGGTTTCATATTTACTCCCACTTAAAAATTCTAGCTGCAATCTCAGCTACCACTAATACTGATAATAAAAATATCAGACCACCAATCAAAATCAATGCGTTCTCAATCATTATAGATTTTCCTCAACATAGCGTTCCATTTCAGATGTAATCATTTTGCCTAGTGACTTAGCATATGTAAGCAACTGTTCTTCAGTTCCCATGTAGTATGCTACAGCAATACCTTTGATAACAGCGTTCATAGCTTCAAGGTCGTATGTGTAGCCAAAGTCAATGTAATCACCTGGCTCAATCTCGTCAAATAACTCTAACATACCTTCATGGATGCGTTCTTCTAGCTCGTCATCATCCATAGGGGCTACTTCATGTGGGTTATTGTGGTAGTACTCGTAGTAATCGCTCATAACTCTCTCCTAGTTATTCGACTGCTTGATTGCTGTCGATGTGTTCATTATAGCGATAACGAAATGTATGTCAACATTTATTTGCAATTATTTTTAAAGTGTTGTAAATTAGCAACTGAGGCTAGCTCGACGGAGCGAAAAGGAAGGTATCCCACCTCTCTCCACACTTCCCTGCCTCACCTATTGACTTTTGGAGAGATTTGTGCTAGACTTGCAATTAATATCTTGGAAGATATTTAACTTAGTATGGCTTCACATGCACTCTGGCGGTTACTAAGACCGTTCTTCCAACTTCCCTTAAAAAAGGATGAGAGTGCAGGTGAGGCCATTTTTTTTGGAGTAAAAAATGTCCTATGGATTTGTTTATATATTAAATAATCAAGTTATGCCACATATCTATAAAATTGGCTATACAGATAAATCTCCCCTTCAAAGATGCGATGAGCTTTCATCAAAAACATCAGTTCCTGTACCATATGAAGTTATTTGTTATTGTGAATTATGGAATGCTTTTGAACTAGAACAATCATTGCATAAAAGATTTGAGTCAAACAGAATAAATGACAATAGGGAATTTTTTAGATTAACTTATAAAGATATTTTTGACATACATAATATTATGAAAGAGGAGTCTACAAATTTTACTTGTTGCCAAGAGTTAGACATAATCCTTGACTTATATTTAAAACAAGGAGATAAAAATGGAATGGTTTAGACATGACTCAAATGCTAATCTTGATGAAAAATTACAGCATGTACTGCTAGATTATGGTTTAGAAGGCTACGGTTTATATTGGTATTGTATAGAATTAATTGTTGGGCGTATTTCACAGAACAACTTAACATTTGAATTAAAGCATGACGCCCAAATCATAGCCAAAAACACAGGATCTACACCACAAAAAGTAGAGCAAATGATGCACAGATTTGTTGAACTTGGATTATTTGAAGATAATCAAGGAACGATAACTTGCATGAAAGTTGCTAAAAGACTAATTTCAGCAGCAACAAGCAATCCTAGTATTAGAAACTTAATTGCAGAAATCAATAAAAACAGTAATTTACATCAAAAATGCTTAAAAAGTCATGACGGCGTCACGGCACATACAAACATACAGACAAACAATACTATTAAGCAGGATGAGTTTAATAAGTTTTGGGAAATCTATCCTAAGAAATTAAATAAATCTGATGCAGCAAAAGCATGGAAATCTGTGAATGTAGATTTACAAACTATTTTAGATGCTTTACAGTGGCAGAAAGATTTGCCTGATTGGAAGAAAGAAAGCGGTCAATTCGTGCCATACCCTGCAAGTTACTTGCGAGGTAGACGATGGGAAGATGAAAAGCCACAACCAATTAAGAGAGGATTGGTGTTCTGATGATAGTTAGACCTGGAGAGCTTTTACTTAAAGTACAAGATTTGTATCATGATGGTGTTGGTACTGGCAATTCTACTGGATGGGAAAATGTTGATCAGTTTTTAACTATTAGACCAAAACAATTAACAATCATCACAGGCATGCCTTCACATGGTAAATCTGAATGGTTAGACGCTTTATGTGTAAACTTAGCTAGATTACATAAATATCGTGTATGTTTTTTCAGTCCAGAGAACCATCCATTGGAAATGCACTGCCAAAAGATATTATCTAAGATTGCCAAAAAGCCATTTTGGGGCAATAATAAAATGTCTGAAGATGAGATGTGGAAAGCAATGGAAGTTGCTGATAAATACTTTTCGTTTGTTAAAATAGATGAAGAATCATTTACTCCTATTGATATCATCAATCAAGCATTGCCATGGCTTGACCAAAGCATTGCACAGCCTAAAGCGTTGGTGATTGACCCATGGAATGAAATGGATCACAGAAGGCCATCAGGCTTAAGTGAAACAGAGTATATATCTCAAACATTAACAATACTTCGTAAGGCAGCTAGAGATTATGATGTGCATTTATTTTTAGTAGCACACCCAACAAAGCTACAGCGTCAACAAGATGGCAATTATCCTGTACCAAAGCCTTATGATATCGCAGGATCTGCTCATTTTTTTAACAAAACAGATAATGCAGTCAGTATTTGGCGTGATGTACAAAATGCGCCAGAGCGAACAGAAGTCCACATACAAAAGGTTAGATTTAATTCAAATGGACATCCAGGCATGGCTGAGTTATATTATGATTACAAGCGATGCAATTATGTTACAAAAGAAAAGTTTTACAGCACATTGTAGGAGAGAGAAATGACAGAAAAAGATTACATAAATTTTTCTGCAAATGTAATTAAGTGGATTCGTGATGACATAGATATTGATGCAGACACAGAGCAGTTAATTAAAAATGCAGTTATTTTTGAACTTCGCCATTGGCGCATACCAAAGAAAAGGGATAAAACTATGGAAGCTGTTGATCAAGATGACGCAAAGCGTGTGATGGCATATGAGCTGTTTAATCAAGGTTTGACCAATTCCGAGGTACAAAAGCAACTTAAGATGTCTGGATTCAGCATTTGGAATTACAGGCGTGATTGGCGCAGTGGCGCTAAAAATATGAAAAAAACTATAGCGTGGTATAAAGAGCAATATCCAAACTTACACGATGCGCTATATCAAGCATTAGCTGATGGTCGTGTTGACGAATCAATTATTAGAAGGAATACATGGTAATGGTACTTGCTGAAATGTATGAAAAGGATACAGATGAGTTTTTAGGTATCATTCTGTGCAACAACAAAGAACAGCTAGATACTTTGATGGAAAAGATTACTTTTAATGTTGATATTGAGCTAGAAGCTGTGAACTATGGATTACAGGTAATTTTGCAATGAAAACCGTAAATCAATTCCTGAAAGAAATGCGAGAAGTATTTGGGCATATTGAGTATCGTGCAGAGAAAGATGGGCAAGTATTCAAGTCTAAAGGCTACAAGCAGATTGATGGGAACTGGGTCAATCCATATGTAGCAAAAAAGATGGAGAGCAAAAATGGCAATAAACCTAGACGCAGATAAACTGTACTACAAGCTAACACAGGCTGGAGATGATTGGGCTGAAAAGCAAGCCGCATACAATGTGCTTGAAGATACTAAAAACGCTGTGCTATCAAAGCTAATGCTAAACTCTAAAGCACCAAGCGTAGCTGCAAAAGAGATTGAAGCTAAAGCGTCAGATGAATACACAGGTCATGTTGAGAAAACGCAAGAAGCTATGAAGGCCGCACTTAAGGCTAAAGTGAACTATGAGGCTATTAAAATCTGGATAGACCTCAAAAGGACTGAGGCTGCTAACGAGCGAGTATTGGCAAAGCTATGATTTACAGAAATAAGAAACTACTAGAAACGCTTAGGGAACTACCTTGCATGAACTGTGGCATGATAGATGGCACTGTATGCGCAGCACACAGGAATCAAGGTAAAGGCATGGGAATGAAGGTCAGCGATGCGTTGGTTGCAGCATTATGTCACAGATGCCATACAGATTTAGACAACGGCAACTCATACTCACGAGATGAGCGCAGAGATTGTTGGAATCAAGCATACATCAAGACAATGCAATATTTAATTGAGAACGAGTATCTTAAACTAAAATGATTAAACTAACTCTACCTTTCCCACTTACTGTAAACCATATGTGGGGACAAGCAGGAAAACGCAAGTATCTCAAGAAGTCAGCGCATGAGTTTAGACAAAAGGTTCAAGAGGCTGTAGTAGAAGCCAAAGCAAAGTTTATAGGTGAGAGAGCTGCAGTATTCGTTGCATTGTATCCGCCAACTAAGCGTAAGTATGATGCTGACAATCGTTTAAAGTGCCTGCTAGATGCGCTAGAGCATACAGGAGTGCTATACAACGATGAGATTGTTGATACGATAGTCGTAGTAAAGCGAGAAGTAGTGCAAGGCGGTATGTGCAAAGTCGTAATAGTTTCTGATGAGTGTAAGCGTGTTAAACAGGAAATATGGGAGGAACTGTAGTGGAAATCGAGCGTGTTAAATATTACCTAGAGTTATGGACTGATTACATGAAGCATGGCAACTCTAACAAGTTAGGCTATAGCAATAAGTCTGTAGGATTCTCAACTGGCGGCATAAACTCATTCGAGGATCTAACTGATGACATGGATGTGCAACAAGTCCTAATTGTAGATAGCGTAATAGACGATTTACCTAAAGATATGAGAGATAGCGTGTATGCAACGCATCTAGGCAACAAAACTAACATGACATTGATGAGCATAGCCTACAATTACCAATCAGCATTAGCAGAATTAGCAACAAGACTAGATAGAAAGCACCTGATATGAAGAAATTTCTTGACTTTTGCATTTACCTGTGGTATATTCTCGAACCATGACGGGATAGTTGCGTCTAACGATTTCGTGTCACCTCCTTTAGCCCCTTAAATGGGGCATTTTTTTGTCATAAGGATAATAACATGCCATATACAGCCGCTCAGAACCGCTTGTTCTACGCCGCAGCCAACAATGAGGCTATTGCTAAAGAGCATGGATTGACTATGACTAAAGCTAAAGAGCTAGCAGAGGAAGGCGTAAAGAAGTCGAATAGCAAAGACAAACGCAAGATGCTCGCTCACGCATTAATGAACAAATAACTATTATGGAGCATAAGACCACTCTTATGAACATATATGTCAGAAGCTACAAAAAACAAGTCATTGAAAAATAACAGTAATGTCGGGATTTCATATGCCGATAAAAGACGTGCAGAACGCAAGGAAGCATTAAGAGAGTTTTTACAAGGTCAAAAGTACATAGAGGCTATACATGCCACACTAGATAATCCGCTAACAAGCGATGAATTAGGTGTTGCTAAGTTCAAGACAGAAACTAGGCTAAAACTTTTGGCTAAGGTATTACCAGATTTGAAGGCTGTAGAGGTCAGTGCTGATGATGAAACATTAAGTGCTGTATATGGCTGGCTAGATAGTGATGAACAAGATACCGATCCTGTATAGGCCACGGACGGCATTTAAACCACTACATACTAGCGACAAGAGATGGAGCGTTGTAGTAGCCCACCGTAGGGCTGGCAAGACAGTCGCCTGTGTAAATCACTTAATCAGAGAAGCATTAAGGACTAAAAGGCAAGATTTTAGGGCAGCCTATATCGCTCCATTCTATAAACAAGCTAAATCAGTAGCGTGGGATTATTTTAAATACTTCACTAAACCAATTAAGGGTGCTACCGTAAATGAGTCTGAGCTTAGGATTGATTTCGCTAATGGTTCACGCATACAACTCTTTGGGGCAGATAATGCTGATAGCTTGCGTGGTCTGTTCTTCGATTATTTGGTAGCAGACGAGTACGGTGATTGGAAGCCTAGCGTATGGAATTACATCATACGACCAGCATTAGCTGATAGACAGGGCAAAGCAATCATTATTGGTACGCCTAAAGGTCGTAACCAGTTCTATGAAACCTATAAGCGGGCTACAGAGTCTGAGGATTGGTTAGCATTAAAGATAGTAGCTGAAGAATCAGGCATATTGCCACAGTCTGAGATGGATTCTCTAAAAGCTGAGATGACAGAGGACGCATGGCGGCAAGAGATGGATTGTGACTTTGATGCAGCTATCCCTGGTGCAATATGGGGCCGTGAGCTATATCAAGCCGAACAAGACGGAAGGATAACCAAAGTTGATTATGACCATGTTATTCCTGTGCATACTGCATGGGACTTGGGCTATTCTGACGATACAGCTATTTGGTTCTACCAAGTCATACAAGGCGAAGTACATATTATTGATTATTACGCTGGCTCTGGTAAATCTATTGAGCATTATGCAGCTTTGGTTCTATCAAAAGGATATAAGTACGCAACCCATCATCTCCCCCATGATGCAAGAGCAAAAACCCTTGCTTCGGGAGGACGATCAATCATCGAGCAACTTGCTGTTCATTTAGATTGGAAGCATTTAGCTATAACACCTAACTTGTCTATGCAAGATGGCATTCAAGCAGCTCGATTGATGTTCCCTCGCATATGGATTGATAAAGAGCGCTGTGAAGAAGGATTGGAAGCGCTTAAACAGTATCAGCGTGAGTGGGATGATGATAAGAAGCAATTTAAGGATAAGCCTAGACACGACTGGACATCTCACGCATCTGACGCTTTCCGCTACTTAGCTGTATGTTGGAAAGAAGAAATCAAGCAAGAGATGGAAGATAAGCCAATTAAGGGTATTACTGTTGGCGACAATGAAGTAACACTAGACGAGTTATGGCAAACAACAAGAACTAAATCA